ATGTGGCTGCAATAATAATTACAATATCAATTATGGAAAAATTGCAACGTCAATGCAAACGAAAATCAGCCTTGCTGATCCAAAGGCAATTGTTCCGAAGTATGCAACTCCTTGCTCTGCTGGAGCTGATGTCTTTGCAAGGATCGATGAAGAGATTACTGTTTGGCCAGGAACAAGAGCATTGATCCGAACTGGGCTGAAGATTGCAATTCCTGATGGTTACTGCGGATTGCTTTTGGGTAGAAGTGGTCTTGCTCTGAAGCATGGAATCTGTTTGGCAAATGGAGTTGGGCTGATCGACTCTGACTATCGAGGAGAACTCGGTGTTGTTTTGCAAAACAATGGTGGTGAGCCATTCAAGGTCAAAGATGGCATGAGAATTGCTCAGCTTGTAATTGTGCAATATCAGCAAACGAGATTCGAACAGGATTCTCTCGATGATACAATTCGTGGCCAAGGTGGCTTTGGATCCACAGGTGTTTGAGGAGGCAACTATGAAGGGTCTTTTCACAGGCAGAAATGCAATTCCATACAGGTATGGCTGCTATGGGTACACTCGTGGCGGTGGAAGAGTTTGGCACGGTGGTCAGGACGTTGTTGGTGAGGACAATGATGTCATTCATTTTCCATACTACACATTTAAGGATGGCTCGCAAAAAGCAATCTCTGGTATCGTTCGTCGTGCCCGCATTGTTACTGACAAGAGCAATAAGACATGGGAATGGGGGTATTATGTGAGCGTGCAGCTTGATGCCAGCCAGACTCCTGATGCTGTCAATTGGCTGTACTTCTGTCACTGCTCCTCTCTGTTGGTTAAGGTTGGTCAAAAAGTCATCAGCGGTCAGCCAATTGCAATCATGGGCAATACAGGCAACGCTGCTCTCAATAATCCCCCATATAAGCATTGTCATTTCGAAGTGCGTGCAACTGCTACAAGCAAAGGTTTGGATCCTACAGCATACTCTGGTCTGCCCAATAGTGTATGCTCTGTGAATATGCTGGGTGAGAGCAATAGCAGCTATCTGGAAACACTGATTGATGTGTCCAAACATCAAGGCAAGATCGATTGGGCAAAGGTTCCATATAAAGCAATTGTCCGCGTCGGGTATCGTGGCTATGGCAATGGACAGCTGATGATGGATGAACGATTTGAGGAGAATGTCAGAGGTGTTTTGCAGAACAACAAGCTCTTCGGATTCTATTTCTTCTCTCAGGCAATCACAACTGCGGAAGCAATACAGGAAGCCGAATATGCTGTTGGGCTGATCAACATAACCTGTGGACGCGGATATCCATTGTTCTTCGATGCTGAATGGAGTCATAGTGTACACAATGGCCGTGCAGATAAAATCAGTAAAGCCCAGCGAACTGCCTGTGCAAGAGCATTTTGTAAGAGAGCAGCGGAGCTCGGCATGATCGCTGGTGTTTATACATTCACGTCTTTTGTAGATACAAACATCGATTATGAGGATCTGTGCAAAGACTATGTTGGGTGGCTTGCTGACTATCGCGTAAACTACAACAAGACACTTCCAAGGTACATTCATCAGTACACGAGCTCCGGCGTGGTTGCGGGCATCACAGGACATGTTGATATGAATCATCTGTTGAAAGCTCTGCCTGGTGTGAAAGAGGAGGAAAAGCCTGTGAGTGGAAAGCTACAGAAACCAGTCATCTCTGGAGCGTCTGTGGAGGACGTGGAAGCGTTCCGAGAGCTGGCTGATAAATTATCTATCTCGTTCGAAACGACCTCCACAGTGTCCTTCCAGGCTGTCTCACAGGGAGACGCAGACAAGATCCTGGCTCTTTCTAAAAAGTTGGGACTGAAATATACGAGTTCTTGGGTGTGAGGTGATAAATACATGCAAACAATTACACTGAAAGGCTATGGGACAAATATTCCTCCATACGAGGCCATAGAGCTTGGCACTTATGACAGTTATGGAGTTGAACAGTTACAAATCGTGCCATCTCATGGGTGGGAGAATCTTTCGATCATTGCTTCTTTCTTTCCACCTTCTGGTGCTGAGCCTATCAAAGTTGCAGTATTGTCTGGTGGGATCATTGATGTTCCTCCAGGAGCAACTGCAAAGCAATCAGGAAAAGGCATTATTGTATTTGCTGGTTACAAAGCAAACACTCAGCTGATTTCTACAAATGTTGCCTATAATATCAGGGATCACAAAGATATTGCATCTGGTGATCCTATATGCCCGACTCCAAGCGTTGTAGATCAAATTGTGAAAGCTGCAAAGTCTGCTCAGGAGGATGCAGAAAAAGCTGCAGGAAGTGCAAAGAAAGCTGAGGAAGTGGCAGCTAGTGTACGGAATGATGCTGATGAAGGAAAATTCAATGGCGAGGATGGGTACAGTCCCAGTGCTAATGTAACTCAGATAGAGAATGGTGCCGTCATCAGCATCAGGGATAAGACTGGTGAAAGTACTGCAACTATCTACAATGGCAAGGATGGAGCCAAAGGCGACAAGGGCGATACTGGTGATAAAGGAAATACAGGAGCAAAGGGAGACAAAGGAGACAAAGGTTTCAGTCCAACAGCTGCAGTCACTCAGCTTGAAAATGGTGCCGAAATCACAATTACAGATGAAAAAGGAACCACAAAAGCCACTGTGAAAAACGGCACTAAAGGTGACAAGGGTGATCGTGGGTCAAATGGTGTCAGTCCTACAATTTCAGTAGAAGATATTGAAAATGGACATCGTGTAACAATTGTTGATGCTACTGGTACAACATCAGTAGACATCTACAATGGTGAAGATGGTATAGACGGAAAGGACGGAGCACAGGTTGATGACAGCGCGATTGGTGAGAAGCCGTGGAGCAGCAAGCACATCATTGATATGCTTTGCCCGCCGCTGGAAGAGAGCGGCAACCCTGTTGTGTGCTACCCTGTGGCGGGTTATCCGCTGGGCGTTAAAGCGAAGTGGGAGCCCATGCAGGAAGGCAGCGGGACACCAAGCCCCGAAAACATTCGTCCCATCAAGGGGCGAGACAGCGTGAAGGTCGAACGGTGCGGGGAGAACTTAATTGATTCGGATCGTGTTACGGAAGTAAGCGCAGCTTATGACTTAACAGCGCAATATGTATCTGGAAAAATTACGATTAACGGAATATATTCTCGCTCATCAGCAAACGCGTCTTTTTCCTTTATGTCCTTGTCATACAAATTGCCTCCTACAACCAAGTTCGCTACGTTAGACTTGAAAACCAGTGGATGCAAGCTGAGCGGAATCAGATTTACTAATGAAGAGCGCAATAAAATTGCTATTGATCTCAACGAACTCACTACTGGCGAAAAAATTGAAATAAGTTTTTATTTTATTGCATACGTCGGCTCCACCGCTCCCACCACCTACACACCGTACATCGGGCAGACCAACACGCTTACCCTGCCCGAAACCGTGTATGGCGGTGAGGTGGACGCGGTGACGGGAGAGGGGCAGGAGACGTGGTTGCTTTTAAACGATCCTAGCTCCTTTATTTACACTGAGGGCAAGCCTGCATCCGGATGGGCACAATCAGAAGATGCCGTTGCATGGTTCGCGTATGATGAATCATTATTTTCAGGTGCGCCGAAGGTTTTGTCAAACATTCTTCACGCTATTTCTAGCATTGTTTATACAAAAGAGCCATACGCAGTAGGGACAGGAAATAATTATTTTGCTATTCGGCTTCCCAGAAGCGTTGCCGCAACGGGAGATGATGTTAAAAATTGGTTGAAGGCCAACGATGTTAAAATTTTTGTTGAGAATAGAGCACAAACGCCCTTCACTGCGACAGGTGCACAGCCCATTCCGGCGCTGGCGGGTGCGAACACCGTGCTCACAGACGCCGACAGCGCGACTGTGACGGGACGCGCAGACCCCATTAAGCGAATCACAGATTTGGAAGATGCAGTAGCATCGCAAACATGAAAGGAGAAATCACTATGGCGATTAAAAGTAAAGCACGGCACGATTTGACGCTGCGCAGCATCAAGCGGGAAATCGGCGCGGGGCGGGACGTTGCCTTTTGGCTTGACAAGGCGTACACGCACCTTGACAACGGGCTGCTGGATGAGGCGGACATTGCCGAGGTTGAAGCGCTGGCACAGAAATACTACGATGCGCTGGATGCTGAAACGGTGCAGGACAGCAATGTAACAGAAACAGGTGAACCACATGAAAGTGTATGATGACAAGCTCATGATGGAGCTCAAAGACTATGATCTGACAAAAGGTCATCTCGAGGATGCACAAATTGTTTCCAAACATCATCCAGCAACTCCAAGAAAATTTCATCTTGAAGTGATGCAGCATGATTCTATCTCTGGTCTTCGGCATGAAGTAGAAGATTCTCCTGCTCAGCCAGCTTGGGATGAGTATGAGGCAGTGAAAAGATATGTTCCTTATACAGAGGAAGAGCTTGCTGCTATTGCAGAACGCAAGAAGCAGGAGGAAGAGAATGCCAAAGCTGCTGAGGAAGAACTGAAAAAAGCTCAGGAAGAGTATGAGAAACAGATCAAGGAAGAGGAAGCTCGTAGAGAGCTACTCGACAAGATTGACGCTCAGGTGACCTATACTGCACTGCAAACAAACACATTGCTGCCAAGTGAGGAGTGATTGCTATGAAAGAGAAAATTGCTCGTTGGTATGACAAAGGCTGGTGGTCTGATGAAGCAGTGAAAGATGCTGTCGGAAAGCTCATCACTGCTCAGGACTATGAAGACATCACTGGCAACAAGTACAAAGGGGTGAAGTGACATGGCTGATACAATGATATCCGCAGGCGGTGGGCTGTCAAAAATGAAACTGGCACTTGCCAACGCTGCAGAATCCGATGTATTGTCCGGAAAGAAATTCTATGCAGGAGACAAAATCATCAAAGAAGGGAGGATGCTAAATCGAGGCAGCTGGGGTACAACAATAAACCCTGGAGGCGTGGCGACCATTCCCTCCGGATTCCACGATGGGAGCGGGCAAGTCACCGCTGTGAGTCTGAAAACAATGACAATTACCATGGCTCCAAGCTCGATGTACTGGAGTTACACTTTTACGGGTGGCACGCTGGTCGGCATCTGCGACATCGCAGAAACTGCGTACAACAAGGACATTGAGTACCTGCACATCAGTGGAAACACCATTAACATGAAATGGAGTGGAAATGGTAGCCTGTATCGCCAGATAACACTAATTTATTACTAAGAGGAGAGATGAAACCATGAAAGAGCCAATTATAATCAACACCGAGACAGATAAGGAGGATTGTTTTGTTTAAGCTCTACATGGCACACTCAAATTCTATGCCCATGAAGGAATTGCTCTATGCAAATTACAAAAGCTGTAAACCCTCGATTTGAAGAATTCCTGTATGATTGGGACTATCGAACATATCTACTGGTCGGTGGATATGGCAGCTCGAAGTCCTATCATATTGCATTAAAACTCATACTGAAATGCCTGACCGAAGTACGAAAAGTGCTTGTTGTACGTGAAGTGTATGACACAATTCGTGAGTCTTGCTTTGACCTATTTCTTGAGATCCTCGAAGATCTGGACATGCTCGGTGAGAGTCCAAGAGAGAAGAACAAAAAGGTTCTATACAGAACCAGTCCAATGTCCTTATCTTTCCCCAATGGCTCCAAGATCATTTTCAAGGGTATGGACAAGCCAGCAAAGCTCAAATCTATCAACAACATCTCTATCATCTGGATCGAAGAGTGCTCTGAGCTAAAATATGATGGCTACAAAGAATTACTCGGTCGTGCACGTCACCCAACATTGAGCATTCACTTCATCCTGAGCACCAACCCTGTTGGCATGGAGAACTGGGTGTACACTCACTTCTTCAAGCGAGTTGACAGTGATGGTCAGCAGATTGTCATTCTCGATGATGAGCGTCTATATAAGATGCGAACCATCGTAAAGAATGGAGTCTACTATCATCATAGCACTGTAGATGACAACTATTTCATGCCCAAGAGTTATACTAAAACTCTTGATGACATGCGGTCGTATGACCCAGACTTGTATCGAATTGCACGCTGGGGACGATTTGGCTTGAATGGTCTTCGTGTATTGCCTCAGTTCGAGGTTGCTGAGACCCATGAGGAAGTCATGAATGTTGTCTATGGCACGCCGCAGCGCTTCCTGTTCAATGGGTTTGACTTCGGTTTTGAGACTTCCTACAACGCAATTGTTCGCATGGCAGTTGACAATGAGAGGAAATACCTTTACATCTACGATGAGTATTACAAGAACAGAATGACTGACCCAGAGACAGCCAAGGAGTTGACCGCCCTTGGGTACAAGCCGGAATGGACTACAGGTACAAATGGTCGAATGATACTCACCTATGAGGGCATTCCTCTGGTTGCTGATTGCGCTGAACCCAAGGCAATTCAGTATTACAAGAATGAGGGCTTCCAAATCCGTGCTTGCAATAAATATGCTGGCAGTCGCTTAGAGAACACAAGAAAGGTCAAGCGCTTCCGTAAAATCATTTGCTCCCCAAAGTGCAAGAATACAATTCGTGAACTCCAGACTTTGACTTATGCAAAAGACAACAATGGCAATCTCATCTATGATGAGTTCAACATTGACCCACATACGTTTTCTGCGATTTGGTATGGCCTGGACAACTACAACGTGGCAAACATCAAGGAGATCAAGAGAGCTACAGTCAAGGGTGGTTAAAGAAAATAAACCTTTACTTTTCGAACAGATAAGAGTATAATGAGGATAGAGGTGATGAAACATGACCAAAGGTGAGCGAGATTTCAATAACTTTCTTCTCACACCGCTTGATATGCCAATGGAGGGCAAATACAGCATGCCCATGATCAAAGGCATGGTGATGAAGAATTTCAAAGCTCCGGAAAACTTTGTAGAGTTCCACAGTGCTACAAAGGTTCCAATGGAAAAGCGCAAAGACACAGTGGTACATTTCTTTACGCCAGACTTCCTGTTTGAGCGAGTTTGGTATCACCCAAACAAGAATCTGGAGTTCCTTCGGCAGTTCAAAGCTGTATGCAGCCCAAACTTCAGTCAGTACACAGATATGCCTGTAGCGATGCAGATCTGGAACAGCTATCGCAGTAAATGGCTGTCTGCTTGGTGGCAGATGAACGGTCTGCGTGTTATTCCTACTGTGAATTTCAGTGACTCTGACAGTTTTGAGTACACCTTTGATGGGCTTCCTCATCAGAGCTTGGTGATCATCTCCAGTCTGGGTGCTGAGAAAGAAGTTGCTGCTCGAGAAAACTTCTTCAATGGGTATCATAAAATGCTCGAAGTTCTTGAGCCGAAGCAGATCCTATTCTATGGCAACAAACCTCATTGGCTCGAGGGGAAGGACGCAAATGTGCTTTTCATTGCTCCGGCATACAAAGAAAGATTCGGAAAACTCAAAGAAAATTGAGAAAACCTCTTTACAATTGTTTCCAATGAGAGTATGATATAGTCACAATAAAGAAAGCGAGGTACAAATCAATGGGTGGAAGCGGAAGCTCGAGCGGCAAGGGTGGCTCTTCTGGTGGAGCAAATCTCACTACTGCAGTACAGGCAAGAAAAGACTACATGGGAAATGCCGCTGTTGAAAGACAAATCACAGATTATGCAGCACATAACCTTGGTTCTGGAGAATCCTATGCACAGTCTACAGGTGAATGGGAAGTTGTTAAAGCACCCAAAAACAGTGACTACATGACCGTCAGAGCTGAGATAGAGACTTCTGTCCGTGTTCCAGATGGCGAGGGTGGCTATGACTATGAGTATGGCTACACCAAAGAGGATATTCGTGTTCGTTGGAGATCTTGATAGAAAGGAGATACAATCATGGGTGGTTCTGGTTCCAGCTCTGGCAAAGGTGGCGGCGGTGCTCAGGCACAACGTCAAAAAACTATTGCTGAAAACGAAGCAAAAATCAGTTCTCTTGAGCGAGAACTTGAAGAGGAAATGTCCACATCTAAAGAAAAATCTCGTCACTCTGTGGGCTGGCGTAGAGAAATGCAAAACAGAATTCGTGAATTGAGGGATGAAAATACTTTCCTGAAATATGGCAAAAGAGAACGCACTACACGCTATTGATTTGGAGGACTGATAATGGCGTTGACAAATTTTATCAAGCTGTCATCTGAGCAAATTCAGACTCTCCAGCGTCAGACTAGCATTCCTTACTTCATTTACAATGATGAAATCTCTGGTATCTATGGATCTGCGCTCCTTGCTGAGCTTGGAGGTCTTATCAAATACTATGAGATCTATGAAAAGGGAAGCTCTTTTGCGACTGAAGGCAGCAACGGTGATTACACTCCCAGTCAGCTTCGGTACAAGAAGATCCATAGCCTGATTGACAAAGAGGCAAGATTTTTATTCGCAAAAACTCCGGACTTCTGGATTGATGTTGAGATGGACACTGAGCTGTCTCAGATCCAGAAACAGCAGATCAAGCAGGAGCAGACAATCCTACAGAACCTGGTTGATGAAGTCATCAAAGAAAACAAGGTCTCTTCAAAGCTCATCAAAGCTGCAAAAGACTGCTTCATCGGCAAGCGTGTTGCTCTGTTCATCAACTTCAACGAAAACGGCATCAAAATCACATTCAATCCATCTTTGGAGTTTGTTTTTGAAACAGACCCAGAAGATATCGATGTGATCATCAAACTTGTATCTTTCTACACTACTGTGGATTCCGCTGACAAAGCTCAGCAACGCATCTACAAGAAGAAATACTACATTGGTGAGGACAAGATGTGCCACATCATTGAGGAACTCTATGATGGCATGGGAAATGTCGTAGAAACAATCACTCCTGATACAGCTACACGGTTCTCTTACATTCCTGCTTTTGTCATCATCAATGATGGCTTGAGCGGTGATATTCAGGGTGTGTCCGAGGTTGATCAGCTGGATGACTACGAGCAAGCGTATTCCCGTCTGGCAAACGCTGATCAGGATGCTGAGCGAAAGGGCATGAACCCTGTGCGCTATGCTATCGACATGAACCCAAAGACAACTCAGGGTCTGTCTACAGCGGCTGGTGCATTCTGGGATCTGGCATCTGATGATCAGGGTGCTTCGGAGAGGGTTGGTACAGTCGGTGTTTTGTCTGCACCTATGGAGTACACAAATGCTCTGACAACAACCCTTAACAGAATCGAAAACACAATGTACAGTCAGATGGATATGCCCAACACAAGCCCAGAGGCATTGCAGGGTGTTGTATCTAGTGGCAAAACCCTGAAAGCCATCTATTGGGGTCTGATCGTTCGTTGTGATGAGAAGATGCTTGCATGGAGACCTGCCTTGGAATCCATGGTGAGAACTATCATCGAGGGTGCCAAGCTCTATCCTGAGTTCTGTTCTCGATACACAAATGGAGAAGCACTTCCCGATATTGAGTACTCTATCCGTGTTGACAATCAGTATCCACTACCTGAGGATGAAGCTGAGGAAAAACAGGTTGATCTGGCTGAGGTGAATGCTCAGACAATGAGCAAGAAAGCCTATATGGTCAAGTGGCGTGGGCTGACTGATGATGAAGCTCTAGATGAGTTGAAGCAAATCGCCCTCGAGCGTCAGCTCCTGGAGGATAGTTTCATGCCCACAGAGCAGATCCAGCCACAGGGTAAAGAAACTGGTCAGGAGAAAACAGAACCCTCCACAGGGGATCCAAGTCCTGCTGAGGATGACAATACTCCAGAGGGTGTGTAATAAGGAGCCACGACTATGTCTACCAACTTTGATGCATCAATGAGGAGGGGCATGACTCGTGGCTCCTCTTCTCTTTTGAATCTCAAGAGCGCAGAAGAAGTGCGCTTGAATGTATCAATCAAGCAACAACGAGAAATTCGAAACATGTACAAAAGGCTGGCTCAGCAAGCACGAGAACAAGCTGAAAAGCTCAAAGGCAAGGACAACATCAGTTCTGTTCTTAGACAAGAGTACCTTAACAAACTAGCAAATCAGCTCACAGATGCAAGTGATGAAGTTGGCCAAGAGATTGATCGGGTCATTCGATCGAGTATGAAAACAACTGCTCAAGGAGTTGTTGATGCTCAAAGAAAATTTCTGTCTAAGATTGGCATGTTTGGTATTGAGGGTGCGTTCTCCTATGTACCAAATCAGATAGTCACAAGTATTGCTACAGGAAACATCTACGATGACAATTGGACTCTTTCAGCAGCAATCTGGGGAATGTCTAAGAAGACTCATAAAGACATCGACAAAGTCATTGCTGAGGGTGTTGCATTAAACAAAAGTGCTTATGACATAGCCAAGGATCTTGAGAAGTATGTCAATCCTGCAGCACGAAAAGAGTGGGACTGGAGCAAAGTCTATCCTGGTACAAACAGAGTCATTGACTACAATGCTCAGCGCCTGGCACGAACCCTGGTTGCTCATGCTTATCAGCAGAGCTTGGAAAGAACTTGTGAGAAGAATCCATTTGTCACAGGATACAAGTGGGTGTCTGCAAATTCTGATAGAACTTGTGAGCTTTGCAAAGAGCGAGATGGTCAGATCTATGCAAAAGGGGATCTGCCACTTGATCATCCAAATGGCCTGTGCACATTCATTGCTGTGATTCCGGACAGCATGACAGACATCTCTAATCGTTTGGCAGATTGGGCGAAAGGAAAATCTGATTCTGCACTGGATGAATTTGCAAAGTCTTTGAGAAAATAGTTTCAAAATTCTCTTTACATTTTTGTGTAGATGGAGTATAATAAAGTAGAGTCTATTTGGAGGGTGTATTATGAATCAAAGTCGTTGCAAACACGATGACTGCTTCACTTGTCCATATCCTGATTGTATTGCTGGGAGTGCTCATCTGAAAGGCGAGGAGCTGCCAAGAGAATATGACGGGAAGAAAGGTGGTTACACTCCAAAGCAAGGATACAGACAACCATATTGCTGCAAAGGACTCAGGGAAGATCACTGATTTCATGCCTTGGCATGTTTTGATGGTTCGGTTCACCAGCTGGGCGAACAGAAATTCAAGCTGGAATTATGCACACCGGATGCACATTTCCGGAGATAGGAGATCACAATGCGAAAACTGACAATGTTTGGGAAGCCCATTCTGTTCATGCTGGCTCCTGATGGAGCTGGTGCACCTGCTGGTGATGGTGGCTCTGGTGACGCTGGCGCAAACGGCACTGGTGCAAATTCCAGCACTGGCGATGGCTCTGGACAGGAAGGAAACAAAACCTTTACACAGGAAGACATCAATCGGATCGCTGCCAAAGAGAAAGCTGAGGGTCGTCGTGCTCTTCTCAAAGAGCTGGGCATTGAGGACACTGAGGATTCTCGAAATGCCATCAAGAACTATCTCGCTCAGCAGGAGAGCCAGAAGTCTGATCTGCAGAAAGCCAATGATCGAGCCAGCAAAGCTGAAAAGGCCCGGGCTGATGCAGAAGCCAATGCTCTGGCGATCCAGCGAAAGTACGATGCCCTGGCAGCTGGTGCAAAAGCGGATACCATCGATGACCTAATGGCTCTGGCAAGTACCAAGATCAACGACAAAACCGATTTCAAGTCTGCTCTGGAACAGGTGAAGAAAGCATATCCTGTCTTCTTCAATGAAGCTTCTCAGACAGGTACAGTTGGAACAGGGCGATCTACGAACCCTGCGAGAAACACCAATGGTCACCAGATGTCTATGGGTGAACGACTGGCCAAGTCTCGTATGGGTGACACCCAAGCAGAAAATCCGTTCTTCAAAAAATCGTTTTAAGGAGGAATAAAACATGCTGAATCAGTCTGGCATCACAACCAAAACAGCAGTCACTCCAAAGAGTATTCTTTGGGCTCCGGAAAATGCCATTGCCTTCTCTTGTGTCATCGCAAAGAGCAAGAAACTGCTGGCTGGCACTCCAATCGCTGGTGATCTGACTGCCCGAAACACTGGCTTCACAGCTGCACAGACAACTTCTGGTGCTTCTGATGCTGTGGGTCTGCTGCTGCACGAGGTCGATGCTTCTGGGGCAAAGCAGAATGGCACTGTTCTGGTCGCTGGCGTGGTAGACCTTAACAAGCTGGATTCTACCACTCAGGCACTGATCACCACAGAAGTCAAGGCTGCTCTGAAACACATCATTTTTGTGAAGTAAAGTCTTTACAATAGTGTGACCAACAACCACAAGGAGGAATACATATATGACAATTTTCGAACTTGTCACTGCCAGTGAGCTGGTGGCTTATTGGAATACTATGGCAAATCAGCGTGGCCCATATCTGGGTGAGTCTCTGTTTCCTGCTCGCAAGAAGCGTGGCCTGAATCTGAAGTGGATCAAGGGCGCCAAGGGTCTCCCCGTCGTACTGAATCCCAGTGCCTATGATGCCAAGGTCAAGATCCGTGATCGCATCGGCTTCAGCACCGTTTCCACCAACATGCCATTCTTCAAAGAGGGTGTCCTGATCGATGAGGAGACTCGTCAGGAGCTGAACATGGTTCTGGAGACCAACAATCCTGCTTATGTGGATTCGGTCATGAACAATGTTTTCGACGATGAGACTCGACTGCTGGATGGTGCTCGTGCCCAGCGTGAGCGCATGCGTATGCAGCTGCTGACCACTGGTCTGATTGCAATCAGCGCCAATGGCCAGGACTACAACTATGACTATGGCATCCCCAGCACTCACAAGGTTCAGACAACCACTCCTTGGTCCAACCCTGCTGCTGACATCATGGGTGACATCAGGACCTGGCAGGATCTGATCGAGGACGAGACTGGTGTTCGTCCTACTCGTGCCATCTGTGATCGTGCCACTTTCAACTACTTCCTGAAGAACGATGCCATCATCAAGAGCAATTTCGTTCTGTCCAACGGTCAGGCTGCTCTGAATGAGCTTATGGTTCGTCGCTATCTGCAGGAGAATCTGGATCTGGCTATTGAGGTCAACACCAAGAAGTTCGTTGACGAGGCTGGCGCCACCAAGCCATTCATTCCTGCAAACACCTTTACCATGATCCCTGAAGGTGATCTGGGCAGCACTTGGTTTGGCACCACTCCTGAGGAATCTGACCTGATGGCTGGTCAGATCGGCAACAGCACTCAGGTTGCTATCACCGATACTGGTGTTGCCGTTGCTACACATGGTCAGTTTGACCCAGTCAATGTTGAGACCAAAGTCTCCATGATCTGCCTGCCCAGCTTTGAAGCTGCTGACCAGATTATCATCGCCGATGTTTCTCACTCCGGTGAGTGATCGGAGGTGACCTGAATGATCACTATTCACAAAGGCGACCTGACCGCGAAAGTTTCTGCTGGTGCATTTGAAACCATCTTCAAAGACCAGGGCTGGTCTGTGGACGACCACAAGGATCCCATCATCTCTGGTATGAACCTGCCTGACCCAGATCATGAAGACGTCCTGGAGGACGAAATTACCAATGAAGATGAGGATCTCTCCGAGCGCCCACTCAGCTCTTTGTCTCTGGGTGAACTTCGCCAGTTGGCCGCGCAGTATGGTATCGATGCCGAAAGCATGCGTTCCAAGCGCGAAATCAGAAACGCAATTCGTGAGACAATGAACGAGGAGGACTGAAATGGCTGCAGGCATTGAAGAGCTGAAGATGATCTGTCGTGAAGAAGACGTTCCGTTCTTCAGTGATGCAGAGCTTCAGTATCATCTAGATCGTGCTGGCGGAAATATTGACCTGGCCGCATATAACTGCCTTTGTATAAAAGCAGAAGACACAACCTTAACCATAAGTGGGTTGACTACTGCAGACAGTAGCAAATATTTCCGTCGCATGGCTTCTAGATATCGACCCACGAACAGTGGGATCCTTATGGGTGATAACTGATGAAGACCCAGAAATTTCAACCTCACAAGGTCAAACGCATGATTGACACTCTTGGGGTTGTATATCAGTTCAATCGTGACATGCTGAGCAAGTACAAAGAACCTACTGGCAAACAAGAGCTTGTTGCTGAGCTCAAAGGTGTAATGCACTCTACTGCCAGCTATGTCACAAAAACAACTACAGATGGTTCTACAATTACTGCAAAGCAATCTCCTCAGATTTTGACAAATGACCCAAAAGCAAAGCTCCTACACATCGATGACAAAGTCATCATTGATAATTGTACTTACAAAGTCACAGGTGTCCTTGACATCAATATGCTTGGGTTGGCTTTTGATATTTCACTGGAAGTGGTTCTATGGCAGGCATAAAGTTTGATGCCGAATCATTGTTAAACGGTCTTCAGGGAGCTCCGGATAAAGCTGACGAGGCAATCCGGATGTATGCCGAGACTGGAGCACTCAAGCTTCAAAATTATGCCAAGGAACACAGACCGTGGACTGATCGCACTGGAGCAGCTCGGCAGCGTCTGAAGGGTGATGTCCTTACAGTGGCAACTGGTTATAAACTGCGACTGGCGCACGGTGTTGATTATGGTATTTGGCTGGAACTGGCTCATGAAAAGAGATTTGCAATAATTCAAGACACCATCCGAGAAGTTGGACAAAATGAAATTCTGCCTGGGTTTGAAAACCTTTTGGACAGATTGAAATAAAGGAGTGACACACCATGGCTGGTGAAACCCGATATATGGATATCTATGATCACTTGGTTGCCAAGGGTTTTGATGTCTATACTCCGGCGCAACACAAAGGAGAGTGTGTCACTCCTTATATTGTTGTTAAGGGAGCCGGAATGAATCAAGCTGGGAACTATTCGTCTAACCAGCATCTGTACGACATTCTTTGCTATGTACCCAAAGACCAATACGCTTATCTTGAGAAATACGTTGAGATGATGGAGGATGCGATGCGAGAGCTGGAGCCTATGATCCGGCCAATGCACTATCAAACAGCTCCATATTATGATGACTCTGTAAAAGGTCACATGGCATCTGAACAATATTGTAACTATCGACGAATGAAATAATTTTACAAGGAGGAAATCGCTATGGCTACAAAAAAGGGTAACGAAGTTGCAACCATTGATGTAGCAATGGTCACATGCAAGCCGAAAGGCAAGACTGATGAGATCGCCCTCACAACTGCTACAGAAGTTGGCCTGTCGGTTCAGTCCGAGACTACTGATGCTGTAAAACTGATTGTCAAGGGTGTTCTGATTGCTCAGAAGCGTGAGCAGGTCACTATCACTGGCAATACAATTACTCTGACCGATAATGTATTCAACGCTGAATTGGTCAAGATCCTTCAGGGTGGCATCATCAAATACTGGACCACTGCTGAGCAGACCGCGGAGGGTGATTCTGATACTGGCTTTGGTGTCAGCAGTTATACACCTCCTGTCGCTGGCTCCAAAGAAGAGGTCGACGAGTTTGAATGCAACATCTACACTGCCATCTATGATGCCGCTGGCCTGATCATTGGGTATGAGAAGTGTACATATCCGCATTGCAAGGGTGTTCCAGTTTCTTTCAGTGCCAAAGATGACGAATTCCGCGCACCACAGTACACAATCAACAGCGCTCCAGCAAATGGTGAACCACCGTACAAGATCACCTATGTCAAACAGCTGCCAACAGTGGGGGAGTAAACAATGGAAGTAACAAGTCTCGAAGCTCTGAAGAGCTATTCTATGGGTCAGCTGGTGGAACTTCCACCTTTTGCCGAGGGTCAGACCTTTGTGGCTCGCCTGAAGCGTCCTTCCATGCTCGCGCTTGTTAAGGCTGGTCGAATTCCCAACTCTCTCTTGCAGTCTGCCAATACACTTTTCATCAACGGTACAATGGATGAAAAGAACAAGGGTGCAATGAGTGATGTCATGGAGATTCTCGATACTGTCTGTGACGCATGTTTCGTTGAGCCAACCTATCAGCAGATCAAAGATGCAGGCATTCAGCTGACTGATGATCAGATGATGTTTGTATTCTCCTACTCCCAGAGAGGTGTTAAGGCACTCGATACATTTCGTCAGGAGCCCAAGGATCTTGCAGCTGCTGGGAGTGGCACAGAGGTATAAAGTCAGGCCATCCCAGCTGTTGGGTGATCTTGATGAATACACATCGTATTGTTTCGATGAGGCATGTGTTCTGATCATGTCTCATCTTGACAATAAAGAAGAACCAAAGTTCATTACACATGTGAAGACTTTGAGCAGTTTGTACGCAAAATATGAGTGATTGGAGGTGGTTCTTTGGCTCTTGATTTGGGTTCTGCAGTTGGGTATTTGCTGCTTGATACAAGTAGCTTCAAAAAGGGTCTGACAACTGCTTCACAGGACATGCAGACATTTTTTGACAAAAGCACAAAAGCTGGGGACAAAATGACTGCTCTTTCCTCTGCGATGAGGAAGACTGGATCCACCTTAACAAAGACCGTGACACTACCTCTTGTCGGTCTTGGCACGGTCTCTGTAAAAACAGCTGCAACCTTTGAATCTGCTATGTCTCAGGTCCAGGCAACAATGGGTCTAACTGCTGACAGTACATCTGAGCTGAAAGGTCAGACTGTAAACACCATGGACTCTTTGAGCTCTCTAGCAAAACAGATGGGTGCTGAAACAAAGTTTTCTGCAACAGAAGCAGCTGAAGCTATCAACAACATGGCCATGGCTGGCTATGATGTCAATGAGGTCTATGCTGCCTTGCCTGAAGTCTTAAATCTGGCTTCCGCTGGTGCTCTTGATCTGGACTATGCTACTCAGCTTGCAGCCAACGGTTTGAATGTCATGGGCTATGGCACAGATCGTTTGTCTGAGTTGTCTAATAAACTGGCTGTCACAGCATCCAGTGCTTATGGTTCCGTCTCTGACTTTGGTGAAGGACTTCTGGTCGCAGGTGGTGCAGCAAAATCTGCAAACCTTAACTTTACAGATATCTTCACTGCCTTGGGCATCCTGGGTGATGCAGGTATTTCCGCATCAGAGGGTGGTACAAAACTTAGAAATGTTATTCTAAGTTTGTATGCACCTACAGATACAGCTGCAGAGGAACTTAAAACACTTGGTATCCAAACAAAAGATGCAGATGGAAATGTCCGAAACTTCCAAGATGTCCTAAAAGACTTGAGTGGCTCTCTTGATGGGTTGTCTGAATCTGACCGACTCAATGCTATCAATACCATCTTCAATAAAGCAGATATTGCTGGTGTCAATGCGCTTCTTTCAAATTGTACAGATCGCTGGGATGAGTTGAGTTCTACAATTGACAACGCTGGTGATGCTGCTGAACAAATGTCGGACACCCAATTGGACAACCTTAACGGTCAGTTGACTATTCTTATGTCTGGTCTAGAGGGATTGGCAATCGCATTTGGTGAAGCACTTCTACCTCTTGTCAAAGATGTTACAGCATTCATTCAAAGTGTTGTGACATGGTTGAATAACTTGAACGACGAGCAGATCCAAACAATTACAAAGGTTTTAGAGTTCGCAGCAGCCCTTGGACCAATTCTGTTGATTGGCAGCAAAGTTGTCGCAGGATTAAATAGTATTGTTACTCTCATCACAAATTTTGCACCATTGGTGTCAGCCTTTGGCTCGACAATTGCAGGTCTTGCAGCACCCATACTTGCTGTCATTGCAATTATTGTTGCGTTGAAGCTTGCTTGGGATAACAACTTCGGTGGTATGCAAGATAAACTTACAGAGTTTGCTGACACAGTAACTGACAGAGTAACTGTCATTGCAAACTTTCTACAGACCGTGTTTACAGCTTTTATGGGTGTTATAACAGAGCTGTGGAACAGCAACTGGATGAACATTCGTTTGATCTTTGAAGATGTTTGGAACGCAATCGAAACAATCTTCAGTTCCGTGATTGCAGTACTGACAAATGCAATCTCTCTGTTCCTAAATGTCATCACCGGAAACTGGTCTGGTGCATGGGAAAACATCAAAGCCATCTTTGGTGCAGTTTGGGATGCAATTGTCTCTTTGCTGAATCTTGGGCTTGATTCCATCCTGAACCTTTTCGGTGTGATTTTGCCTTCAATTGGACAAGCTGCAACAAATGCATGGAACGCAATAAAGACTGCATTCGTCAATGTGTGGAATGCAATCATGAGCTGGTTCAAAGAAGCCATTCATGATCCAGAAGGAACAATTTTGGGTATTGCAGATGCACTATTCAATGCTGGTGCATCAATATTCACATCTCTATGGAATGGCTTAAAGAGCATCTGGAGCAGCATCACTTCTTGGGTCTCGGATTGTGTAGATTGGATTACTGAGAAAGTCACTTTCTGGCAGAAGCAGAGCGACAAAGTCTCTCAATCCTCTGGGTCCACAAATGGTTCTCACGCAAGTGGTCTTGACTATGTACCATTCGATGGCTACAGAGCGACACTTCATCAGGGTGAACGAGTACTCACCCAGGAGGAGAACAAATACTACAACAGTGGCTATAGGTCTGGTGGGGACACATTCAACTTCTACAGTCCAGAAGCTATTGATGCGGTCACTGCTGCTCGTGAGTTTAAGAAAGTTCAGCGTCAACTTGCTGAGGGTGTTTCGTGAGGTGATTATCTATGGTTGATTCTATTGTGCTCATCAACAAGAGCTTCAACAACCAGAACATGGTCACGGAGCTCCCAATAAATCAGAATAACAGAAAATATGTACTGGACTACATTGATTGGGGTGCAATCAAAAGCACTCGAAAAACATACAAATTCATAAACCAAATCGGTGTCTATGTAACTGGCACAACCCTTGAATCCCGTGACATTGCAATCACAGGTTGGGTTGTGGCAGATACATATGCACAAATGAGAGAAAGGAAAAGATTCCTTAACAACTTTGTCAATCCATTGCAGCAACTTACTCTTGTTTACAACAATTATTCCATAGATTGTATTCCTGACACGACTATAAAATATGGATCTGACTATAAAGACAACAATGAGGTGCTTTGCAAATTTGTTATAGATCTCTTCTGTCCTGATCCGTTGTTCTATACGTCTCAACCAAAACAAGCAAGTATCGCAGACTGGTTGCCAAAATTTCGTTTTCCATTGATCATACCCAAAAACAAGGGCATTATCATGGGTCTTCGTTCCCCATCGGTCATAATTACAGTAAACAACCCTGGTACAATAGAAACAGGTATGACTGTAGTATTCCATGCACGAGGTACAGTTGTTAATCCATATCTTGTCAATATCAATACCCAAAAACAAATCAAGTTTGATCACACCATGGAGCCTGGTGAGACACTGGAAGTCACAACATATGTCAATAGGAAATCTGTAAAGAAAACCAGCGGTGGTGTAACAACAAATGCATTTAACTACTTGGACTTTGAAAACAATGAGTTCATTCAGCTTGCTCCTGGTGACAATTATCTTCGCTATGGTGCATCTGACGGCATGAGTAACCTGGAAATCCAGATTGAGTACAGACCACAATATCAGGAGGTGCAGGAATAATGGACTTCTATGTCTTTGACCAAGACTATACTCTTCTGGGTATTCTAGCAAGTCCAATCTCTGTAACATACACAGAGAAATACAACGATCGCGGTGATTTTCAAGTGAATCTGCCAGTAGATGAAATCAATCGAGAGCTCATAAAGTCAGATAATGTCATTCTCTTTGATAAAGAGAAAGGAATTGCTGGAATCATTGGCATCATCTCAACAGACGGTGAAACTGATGATTCACCACAAATTGTTGCAAAAGGCAAATTGATCGAGGAGTACATTTATCGCAGAATTGTTTGGGGTCTATTTTCTATAACAGAAACACCTGAAAAAATCGTACATAGCATGCTGATGACTCAAGTGATATCTCCAACTGATCCTAATAGAGCAATTGCAGATATTGTATTGAAAGCATCTGCTCTTGCAGAGGTGCAAAAAATTTCTTACCAAAATACAGGTGGCAATGTCGGGGACAATATTGCAAGTATCTGTGCATCGAGTGGCATTGGGTTCAGACTTTCCTATCATCCAAGTGATAAACAAATGCTGTTTGAATTATATGAGGGAAACGATCGAACGATTGAGCAACGAGTACTTCCTCAAGCACTATTCAGCACAGAATACGAAAATATTATGTCTACCAGCTACAACCTTAACACCCAAGACATGAAAAATGTTGCTCTTGTTGCTGGTGAAGACTCTGGCACAGATAGAAAAACTACATCTGTTGGAGTTGCTTCTGGAAAATCTCGTAGAGAATACTTTGTAGATGCTAGAGATATACAGAGTACGAATTCCGATGGCATGACCATTTCCGCAGAAGACTACATTGCTCTGTTGAAACAAAGAGGCACTGAAAAGCTTGCTGATGTACGAGAATCTCAAAGTTTCGATTGTACAGTGAATACAGTCGGTAACATTCAATATGATCAAGACTATTTCTTGGGTGATATGGTCACCGTGTATGATTCTTTGCTGAATCTCCAGCTGAATGCAAGAATTTCGGAAGTTCAGCATGCATTCACTTCTTTCGGTGAAGAACTTTACATTACATTTGGATTTGGTCCAATGACTCTTGCAAAAAAACTTCGCTTGAAAGGAGTGTGAGAATATGTCTGAAAAAAGTGCATTTTTCAATGCCCAGTTAGATGCAGACACTGGTGAATATGACCGAACATATCTTGCAGAAGATTTTGCGGCATATTTTAGCAGATTCATTTCTAATGGTGTATTCCCAAACCCAAGCACAGGTCTACAGGTCGTTGCTGCTTCTGTTCCTAATATGACAGTGACCATGAACATTGGCTATGCATACATCAATGGGTACACTTATGAAAACACAGAAAATCATATATTTAATATTGATGTTGCTGATGGTGTTCTTAGCCGATTGGATGCCATTTTCATTCGATATGATCTGGCAAAACGCGAAATTAGAGCATACAAAGCAAAAGGAACACCAAGTGCTGCTCCAGTAGCTCCTACACCTTTACGAACTGAAGACTACTGGGATCTCTGCGTTGCAATCATTCATGTTGACGGTGGCATCACAAAGATTGACCAATCCCTCATTGAGGACACTCGTATGAATACACCTCTTTGCGGGATTGTACATGGGGTTGTTGAACAGATTGATACAACGACTCTGTATAAACAAGTTCAGCAAGATCTGACAAATTTCCAGACTGTGAGCCAGACAGAGTTCAACACTTGGTTCGAATCTATCAAAGACAAACTCTCTGGAGATATTGCTGCAAATCTGCAAAATCAGATTGATGCACTTGACCCACAAACAAAACGAACCGATGTTTTTGCTTCTATGACACACCAGTATTCTGCAACATTGCTGTTGGATGGCTGGGTCAGAACCGCTTATGCGTTCACACAAACAGTAACACTAAGCACCACTACAAATGGCCCAGATGTTACAGCAACAAGTAAAATCATGTCTGGACCGATGTGTAAGTCTTCTGGTGTTGCAGCAACAGATGAGATCCTGAGAGAAAACCTTAACCTCATAAATGAAGGATATGGCATACTCGGAAACAATAGCATCACAGTGACCGTTACAGAGAAGCCAACTGCAGATATTCCAGTTTATTGGAATATCAAGAAGACAGTTTAATTGGGAGGTATTTATATGAGATTCAAGCTCAATATTCCAGTTCGATTTCGCAATCCTTGGTTTTGGGTCAGCCTTGTCGGTGTGATTCTCACAGCAATGGGTATCTCTCCTGAGATGCTCACAAGCTGGGATGCCGTTGGCCAGGCATTCAAAGACCTGATCTCTAATCCATTTATGTTGGCCACTGTTGCAGTTTCTATCCTGGGTGTCTTCATGGATCCAACAACAAAGGGTGTTGGTGATTCTGATCGTGCTTTGAGCTACAATTCTCCAGAATAACTCTTTACAATTATGCACTACAAGAGTACAATATAGTTGGAAAGGAGGACGGCCAATGGATTGTAGCAATTGTCCGATGGAGCAGCGAATTGCAAGGCTTGAACAAGAGTTTGCTACTGAAAAAGAGCATTCAAGCAAAGCCAGACAAGCTATCTATGATAAACTTGAAAACCATAAAACACAATTGGCTGTTACAGATGAGCGATATAAGCAGATCTTAAGCACCCTTAATGCGCTCAAATCTACAGTTGATGAGCTTGCTGACAATCCAGCAAAACATTGGAACACACTCATTCAAACTGGCATAACTGCTATGTGCAGCGGAATTGTTGGGTATGTTCTGGCAGCAATGATAAAGTGAGGAGGTTTTTCCTTGGATCCGAAAATCACAGAGGAAATCAAGAAGCAAGAGGATGCCTTGGACCAGAGCATTGCTCTCAATAAAATCACAGTGATGCTTCTTGATGAACGCAAAAAGGAACTCAAAAAAGTTTGGGTGTTCTTCTTTGCAGTTTGTGTAGCTTTTGTTGCACTTTTTGCAGTGTTTGCATACACAACCCACAAAGAGAAACAGGAGTTGATGGCTCAACTCAATGACACCCGTGTAGATTTTATGGAGTACCTGGACAGCATCGAATACACAGTTACAGATGACTATTCTACAGATAGTCACACAGAGACTACACAAACTGTAGAAGGTGATAGTGCAACTATCAACAATGTCGATGGCGACCAGTACAACGATAATGCTGTTCACAACAATGGAGGTGAATAATCTTGGCAAGATCACGGGCAACTCAAACAATTCGTACAAGTACTCGGACAAAAGGTACAAGAACTGTTCGAGTCACCTCAGGAAAACCAAGATCTGGCACCCAAAGTCGTTGCCCAACCTGTGGCAGATACATGCGAAGAAAATAGGGGTGACCACCTGTGACGGAGCACATACAGACTCGTGCAAAGCTGCAAGAAATTCCTCGGGTCAGTACGTTTAATGAGCTACTCGATGACTGTATGATCTCTCCTGAAGAGAAAACTCTCATGCAGATGCACTATTTACAAAACAAAGACTTCAGATACATCGGCGACATGCTTGGGTATTCTGAAGTTACAATGAAGCGTTGGCACCATAGAATTCTCAAGAAAATCAATAAACTCCTATAAAAATCAGATACTTTCACGACCGTTCACGGATACTCCGTGGGCGGTCTTTTGTTTTATAATGAAATCAAAGGAAAGGGATCGGCTATGTTATTTGATCGTAAAGACCTGATTCAGGAGCTAATGTGGGAGTACAACTATGATTATGCCGAGGCAGAGACCATAGTTGATAGCTACCTTAACAAGGGTCAGTATTACACACTTATTGAAAAGCTCACAAAGAACCTAGAAAAGATATCAGCGTACAAGGAGTGATTTCTATGTTCAGTCCACAATACTACGCAAATCCAGCTGTCTATGCAAATCCCATAGGCAACCCAAGTGCAATGCAGATGCAAAGACTTGCTCAGATGGAACAACAGTATCCACAGTTTGCTCAGCAGCCTATGGGTCAGGGCATCACCCAGCAGCAAGCTCCAGTTTACATAAAGTGTAGAGCTGTTACATCTATAGATGAAGCAAAGGCTGCAATGATTGATCTGGATGGAAGTCTCCATGTTTTTACAGACATTCCACATAGAAAGATCTACACGAAACAAATCAACCTCGATGGAACTGCTTCTCTAAACACATACTCTTTGGACGAACTCACTCCTCCGACTCAGTCGGGAGCCACAGTCCCCAACTCTCCAAAAGAATCTGCTGTTTCAGAGTCTGTTTTCACTCAGACGATAAATTCCCTACAGAACCGAATAAGCACTCTGGAGGACAAATTTGAGCAAAGAGGTGGTATCAATGTTCAACCCAATGCAAATGTTCAACCCAGGAAACGGTCAAAACCCAATGATGCAAGCGATGCAAATGATGCATAACATGCAGAATCCTCAACAGATGATGCAGGGTATGCTTCAAAACAACCCTCTCTTCCAGCGAGCACAGCAGATGGCACAAGGCAAATCTGAACAGGAGCTGGAGCAAGTTGCTCGCAATCTCTGTCAGCAGCGTGGAGTTGATTTTGAGGCAATGAAACAACAGTTTCAGGGCATGATGAACAACACAAGGTAAATGCACAATCAGTGCTTTACAAATACACAATTCTATGAAGGAGGTATTCTCATGGGTATGGAAGGTTCTGGCGGCATGAGTCCCGCCGACGTGGTCGCTCTTCAGGGTCGTAACAATGACGGCATGTTCAGTGGCAATGGCACTTGGATTTGGGTGTTTTTCCTGTTCTTCCTGCTCGCTTGGGGTGGCAATGGCTTCGGCTTCGGCGGCAATGGCTTGACTCAGGCTGAGCTGCAGGCAGGCCTTTACAACCAGACCACAAATGCGATGCTGCGTGATCTGTCCAATGGTCAGTGCACTCTTCGTCAGGAAGTTGCACAGAATCGTTATGACAGCGCTCTGCAGATGCAGACACTTGGCTCTCAGATGCAGAATTGCTGCTGCGAAACAAATCGCAACATTGATGCTGTTCGTGCTGAGAACTACAAGAACACCTGTGAAATCACTACTGCAATCCATGCAGAGGGTGAAGCCACTCGTGCCCTGATCAACGCAAACACCATGCAGGATCTGCGTGACAAGCTTGCCGATCGGGATCGCGAGCTGCAGACCGCGAATTTCCATCTGTCTCAGCAGGCACAGAATGCAACTCTGATCGGCACTCTGCGTCCGTTCCCGCAGCCAGCTTACATCACCTGCAGTCCCTACACTGCGATGAATGGCTATGGCGCTTGCAATGGTTGCAACTGCTGAAACACATCAAGAATAGGATAGTTCGGCTCAGACCGTTCCCTATTGATTCGAGGGTGGGCGAGAGCTCACCCTCTTTGTTTATGGAAGGAGAATTATCATGATTGATTCTGTAAATGTTGCTTCTCAAACAGTCAATGTCAACTCCCCAGTTCTTTTTGGGTCTACTCGAATCAAGACTGGCTGTGCAATTCGACACGAAGAGGGTTCTGGCCGTTTCGTTCTGCTGAAGCCTGGTGTCTATGAGATCAGCTTCAGCGCAAACATGACCTCTGCTGCTGCAGCCACAGCTACCTTTAACATCACCCAGGATGGTGAGCAGATTGCCGGTGCAAAGATTGTCAGTACCATTGCTGCCGCTGGTGTGAACAATGTGTCCTGCACAACCCTTGCAAGAGTCTATTGCAGCGATGTCAGCTCCATCTCTGTCACCAATATCGGTGCTACAGCAATCGATGTGTCTGATGCCAATATGACCATCACTCGTCTCTGCTGATGAATCCAGATCAATATGGGTCTTTTGACAGCATAGCACTATTCAATACTATGCTTGGTCTAATCAACATGGAAAAGAACAGTGCTCAGCAAAAGCACCAAGAAGTTCTGGATGCAAAGCTCGATGAAATACTGTCTCATTTGACTGAGATAGAAAGGAGATTAGATCATGGCATATGATACAATGAAGACTTCTGAGTCTGAACGTGATTGGGATATCTGCAAAAAAGCCTATGAAGAAATCAATGGTCGTCAGGTTACAGCACTCATGTTCCACGATCAGATGGCAGACTTCTTTGACTTCCTTGGGTTGATGGGATTCAAGCGGATGCATGAATATCAGTATGTTGCAGAATCTGCAGAACACAGAGCAACAAAAAGATATTTTCTGAATCATCACAACAGACTCTTGAATGAAGAGCACATCGAAGATCCAGAAGTCATCCCTGACAGCTGGTACAAATACACCCGATTTGATGTCAGCACACAAGTTCGCAAACAGGCTGTGGAGACTGCATTTGATAAGTACAAGGAGTGGGAAACACAGACAAAAGAGTGCTATGAAAAGCATGCAAAAGCACTCATGGAAGCTGGCTATGTTGCAGACTTCATGCGTGTAGAAGAGCTGATCTGTGATGTTGATAAAGAACTCAAGCATCTTGAGCGCTTGACCATCACCCTGAAGTCTGTTGCATACGATGAAGTCTATATTGCTGAACTCCAGCACCGCATGCATGAAAAGTACAGAAAGAAAATAAAGAAGATTGGTGTCAGCATTTGCTGATGCAGTTGGTTCCCTCCCAATCGGGAGGGAATTTTTATTGCAAATTTCGAGAAAAATTGCAAAAACCTCTTTACAATTATGCAATAAGAGAGTATGATAATACTTGTAAGGAAGATATGAATACATGGAGGGCTCAACAATGACTACTGCTCAGAAAAACACACTTAAGAAACTCACCAATGCAATTAAGCAGTATGACTTCTACACTTCTGAGTATTGCTTCAAAGAGCTCTCTGTTCACACTGACATGATTTGTGGCAAGCCCATTGTCACATTCTATTGCGAAACGGGCAACAAAAATTTTTTCGGGGGCACAATTCGTCAGATTTTCATCGGGGTCAACGGTGGTCTCACTTGCTTTGACAACAATAAGAAGAATGGCAAAGCAGCTCTTCATAGCTTCCAAGATATTATGCGGTATGGCTATTACGAATATTGATCTATGGAGGACAAGGTTATGTTTTATCTGATTCCTGAAGCCAACTATGAGCGTCTTTGCAAAAAGCTCACCCGAATCTCCAACAAGTGCTCTAAATACAATTGTGAGTTTCATTTTGAAGAACTCGGAACTGAATTTGTTGAACAGTACGAAAACGGCAAACTCCTTGGCGCAGAAAAACACTACAAGATCGATGTTTCAGGCAAAGCCATGATCAATGATTGGGTGTTTGTAGCAACTCTTCAGCACATGCCCAAAGGCAACATCGTTCGGGTGTTTGATTCTCAGGAAGTCCCCAGCTGGGCATACACAGTTGAACCCAAATGTGATCACTGCAAGACCAAGCATAATCGCAAAGACACTTATCTCATTCGCAATATCAAGACTGGTGAATTCAAACAGGTTGGCAAGAGCTGCCTGAAAGACTTTACCAACGGTCTGAGTGCTGAAGATGTCGCCCAGTTAGAATCCTATATGGACTCCGTCCAAGAGTCTTGCATGAGTACTGGGATCGGGCATAAGTATTACATCGATGTCAATTCTTATCTGATGAATGTCGTTGAGACTGTCAAGCATTTTGGGTACATTAGCAAAGCAAATGCTCAGATGACTGGCTCTGCTACTTGCTATCGTGCATATGCTTTCATGCGCAAAGATCGTTTTGTAGCGGACGAGATGGAAAAGAACAATTACAATGCTGACACCCAGGAAAATCAGGCTGTCGTGGTTGCTGCTCTTGAGTGGCTCAACAAGCAAGAGGACGAGTTTGGATACATGCACAACCTCAAGTTGGCTTGCTCTCAAATGTACTGTGAAACTCGCGATCTTGGTATCATTGCCTCTCTCATCCCCACCTACAATCGTGCACAAGAAAAGGAGCTAGAAAAAGAAAAAGCTCAAAAAGCAAACAGCAACAGCAAATGGGTTGGTGAAGTCGGTGAGCGAATCACCATTACTGGAAATTGCAAATGTGTCACCTCTTGGGAGAATCAGTTTGGTGTTACCTATGTGTACAAATTCACGACCGAAGATGGAAACATATTCACTTGGAAGACTGGGAAAAGCCTCAGCGATGGTGCTCTCACTCTCAAAGGCACCATCAAAGATCACAATGAATTCCGTGGTGCAAAGGAAACTGAACTCACTCGTTGCAAAGTGATATAAAACAAAGGACGGGATCAATTCCCGTCCTTATTTTTTGTGATGTACTCGATCACATCTTGCTTCGATTTTAATGCAGCCAAAATCTGCCGATCTTTGCTGAGCTTCTTTGGTATATCTGCAATAATGTGATAATAGACAACAGGTCTTGTTTGTCCTGGGCGATGAATACGCTTCTTGCTCTGTAGATACATAGCCAAGCTGATGTTAAGGCTGTAGTATATACAATATCTTGCACGAGTTAGATCAATGCTCTCACTACCAGATCTGTACTGCACAGCAATGACCTCAGCATTTCCAGACTTCCATTTTGCCATTGTGTCCATCACACCAGAGACTTCAGCATATCTTCTATTGAGCTTTTTGCAGACATCTTGAATCTCATCGAAGTCATGCCGAAAAGTAGCGAAGACAACAACAGGCTCGTCCTGTTTGAACCCTGAGAGAATATCCTCAAGAACCTCTGCTCTATCATGATCAATGACCTCGACAGCCTTAAATCCCTCTGGGTCCTCTACAGGAATGAACCCTGAGCAGACTTGCTGAAGCCGAAGAGTCTTGCTGATGACTGCCTTGATCTCTGTTGCACCAGATGCACCCAAGTACAACCCATCATCTTCGAGGTCACGATAGACTTTTTGTGCCGCACGAGACAGGGTGAAACTACGAATTATGTTCAATCTCTTTGGCAATTCTACAGAGGATTCAATTGTGAACGCACAAGAAAACATCTTTTCTTTCAGGTCATCCAGATTCTTGTAGGGTTGTTTCTTGTTAAGGCATGTATATCCAACCTTTGCAGTCCTGACAATGTCTACATTTTGATACTTCTCTTTGAAGTCTGAGAAGCTCGTCCCAAAGATCTCTGGGTCTAAGAATCTATACTGAGCGTAGATGTCCATAGGATTTTCTGCCAGAGGAGTACCTGTTACAAGGAATCTGTGAGGAACGATCTTAGACAACCTCCGCAAGCACATAGAACATCTGCTCGATGGGGTCTTGATTCGATGACTTTCATCACAAATCACAAATTCAAGACCAGCACTTTTCCGGAACAAGGTTTTTTCAAATTCTGGTCGCCAGATACTTTCATAGTTCACGATGATTATCATGGGCTCCTCCTGGATCACCCTGGATCCTCTTGGAGCTAGCGTATTCAACAGCTGAACCTTTCCCTGGGTAGACAGGAAACGCACGTTGTGGATGAATTTTGTGCATATATCTGTGTGTATTTTGAACTGCTGTTCCCAGACTTCACAGGCTTTCGGTGGTGCTACAATAATTCCACGCTTCCAACCTTTGTTTACAATAAGATCCATCATCACTTTCGTTTTGCCTGTCCCCGGGTCTGTGTAAAGGGCGCCACAATCTCGACCCATGAGATAAGACAGAGCCTTGAGCTGATGTGCCCAAGGCTTGGTCTTGAAGATGAATCCTTTGTATTTCCTCAGCATTCCTGGAACCGATCACGAAGTCGGCTCTCAATAGCATTCATCTTGGCGAGAATTGCTTCTCGTTGTCCAGGTGGCAGTGCCTTGCCCTCTTTACTGTTAAGGTACTGACGCAACCTGCGAGACTCAATGTTGCTGTAGAATGCTGGGTATTCTCGACGACAATATGGGCACTTCAGCATGTGCTCAATAACACCGCCTCCCAGCTTTTTCTTCTGTGGCTTGGAGCAGACAAAAGATTTTCCACAGCCTTTGTCACAGATCACCTTGACAGATTCTTGTCGTTTCATTCATATCCCTCCAGCATGACTTCAATAGTTGTATTGTTTTTCGATGACACAACAAAAGCAATCATTTTGTCACTGTATTCACGAAGAAAGTGAGGAAGAATTGAACCATCTCTCCGGAAAACAAGTTTAATGTCCTCTATGGTGTATGCAACCATTACAAGGGCACCAGATTTTTGCCAGCGCAAAAGATCATACAGTTGCTTTTTGCTGGGTACATTCCCATGATCAGGAACTTTCAACTCAATGCGGAAAGACCTACCATTGATACACCCATTGATGTCTGCTCTACCAGACTGAGCACTGTTCCCTGACACATTCTCAGCAACACATCCATTGATGCTGTTAAGGTATACAAGAGCCTGGGACTGAAAAGATGATTCCTTTGGCATGTAGATCAAACTCCTCTCTTCAAGAACTCCCCATAAGATTTGTGAATGGCAATATTCAGATCCTTGTGATTGACATCAAGTCTATGACACCAATAGAGAAAATCCTGTTCTACTGGAATTGCCTTGTCATCAATGTAAAGGTCAGCGAAAACTTTCCTTGTGTCATTGTTGTAGAGCGCAATCACCTCAGGAATATTTGTATTTATTGCATCAAATACAATTCCTTTCTGATGACAATAGGAAACAGCATCAATGAGATTTTTGCCATCTCTAGATGTCCAAAGAATCACTCGTATATTCTGTGCCTGAAGAGCTTTTACAAGACTGAACATTCCCATATTGGGCTCCCCAATCTCGGGGAATTTGTCTTCTACCAAAGTTCCATCAAAGTCGATTGCAACAATCTTTGGCAGATCATTGTTTGTTTTGTTCATATTTGATAGTCTCCTCTTTCATGTGGAGTGAAGTCCAATTTTTTATGACCCCATCCATAGGAAGTGCTGCATGTCCAAGAGTTGGGCTGAATAGCTCAAAGTATCTATCTTGATATGCAATATAGATGGCTTTTTTTACATATTCTACATCGCTCTTTCGAGCCATTTTGAATGTAAGATCGAAATCTTCTTTGCACCATTTTCGGATCCAAACACTGATGTCAAACCCATCAGTGTTTGTTGCTTTTGAGAATGCATCCCAGACTTCTACTGGCACATAACAAAAATGAATCCAAATGATCCCTTTATCACTTATGACTTTGGACAGGACTTTCCTGTACACCGCTTTCGAGTTTGGGCTTCTGTGTCTCATTTTCACCCTCCAGAGTCTTCTCGCTGTCTGGCAAGTTGCGCTCGTAGATATGTAGTGAACCTGCCTGATGAGTGTATGTACCAACACCAACACCCAAGGTCATTGCCATCATCACCTGCATAGAGCAGAAGCTGAACATGTCATAAGGCACACCAGTCCAGACATCATTGGAGCGCATTGTTGTTGTCAGGTTAAGGCGACCGTCACGGAGCAAGAACTGGAGCGACAATGTACATGGAGTGTCTTTGGTTGCATCACTCATGGGTCGAGGATTTTTAATATGAATGACTGCCTGGCGACTATTTGGGTCAGCCTTGAGACGATTGATCACATCCTGCCACTGATCAAACCCATAGAACTGCTGAATCTTGTGACCATAGCAGCTGTTGACCGTTTCTCCGTCGTCACTCATACGATCCCAAGCAGAGCTGAAGAGACTGATGTCTTTGAGTCTGTTAGACCCAGAAAGATACCACAACAGCTCTCCAACAGCATATCGCATGGGCATCTTGCGAGCTTCACTCTTAACAATCATGCGAGTCGGGTCTTTGACAACAGTGATGGCGTTGATAACTTCAGCAGCCACAGCTCCATCTCGAGAAGCAGAAGTTCTCTTGTTCATACGATGCTGAGCCAGCAGAACAGCAAACCAGTACTCCCATGCGCTGTTGACATCACTCACAACAACATAATTGTCAATGTCAGCATCGCCACACATACGACTACTCTTGTTGTAAAGGGATGTGAGTTTGTACTCTTTTACAACTTTATTGAAGTCTTCCACATTGAACAGCAAACCCATTTTTAAGTCCTCCAAATTTCGATCTGAAGAGTTGAATTTCCCATGACCTCATCGAACCGTTTCATCAGTTCCTTCACAGGATACATAGGAGTTTCGTTGCGCTTGTTAAGGCGCTCTTCGATAGTCTTTTCTTGAGCGGTGACATAGATCACCTTTGCACCACGAGCAAGCATAGCAGTCTCCAAATGATAGAGATCTTCCTTGCTCAGTTTCCGATCCTCTGGGGCTTGATAAACGAACTGACCATAGCAGAACCGATCGGCAATCACATTCTCACTTGTGGCTGCATCGAGAATATGATGGAAATACCTGTAGTCATTCGGAGTATCTTTTGTACAGTGAATGATACGCGCATTGAGAATTCTTGCAAGTTTTCTGGCGATGGTGCTTTTGCCAACGCCATCAACTCCCTCCAATACAATGAGCATTATTTGCTCCTTTCTGCTGCTTTGCAGACAGCTGCAATGATTTGATCTTGTCTCTTCTTGGGCAATCTATAAAACATGTCTGTGTTCAACACCATGTAACCAGAACCCCAAGAGAAACACATTTGATCTTTGCCTTTGATTGGTTCCATCTATATCTTACTCCTCCCAAGGACGCTTGTAAAGAGTTTTGCACAAATGTTTATTGTTTTTCGAAATGCTTCGAGCATAGTTCAGGATCTTGTCGTTTGGCTCTGGCACTTCCTCTTCTGCAGGAATATGACCACCTCGAGGCAACAACCCGACGCGATGACTCATAGCGTTGCACCCATAGCAGGGCTTGAAACTTCGTTCACCTGCATACAGAAGAATCCGAGCAGCTTCAAATCGTTTGCTGTACCAGATGTCTTCAATACTTTGCTCCATGATATTGCCAATTGGGTATTCACCACGGAAGTCATTACAGCAGATCGCCACAGAACCATCATAGCGGATCGCCAGCTCTCTGAAAGGACGAGCGCACCGTTTACCTTGATACGACATATCAAGAGGTCCAGCTGCTCCACAGTGGTTGCACAGATGACGATTGATGGCTTTCTTCTTCTGAATCGGGGGATTGAACAACACTCGGAAGCCATTTGGGTTCGTACTATACAAAGGAACCTTTCGTGCCAGATGCTCAATCTTCAGATCAGGTACATCTTGAATAGCATCTTCAATCGTTCGAGCATCGCCTTTGTCGGAATAGTAGTCAATGATCAAATCGTTAAGGCCAGCATCCCTCAGAGCATATACTCGCTCAATGATGGTTTTCTGGTCTGCAACCATGCCAAACCCATTGACAATGCCATAGCCATTGCTCATCATTGACATAACGGTGTTGGGAAAAGTCTTTCTGAACAGCTTGATTATTCTAACTGCATTTGAGTTAAGGGTTGGTTCCCCATGCATAGAAAAAATGATTCTACTGTGCCAGTGCACACGCTTGATCTCAGCAATAATTCGCTCTACAGTTTCTTTCTTCATGCGATACCAAGGCTGAGTGCCTTTCTCTCGCATACCACGAAGACCACAGAAACTACATCCAAGATTGCAACCTTCATTCAGCTCAATCTGGATAGAGTACGGTGGACTCTGCTTTCTCACTTTGGTTCCTCCCAAAAACACTTGATTCGTTTGCTGCCATGGATCTTATGATAGGCTGTCCAATTGATGTCACCCCACATATAATCACCATCAGCATCTCTGAAGCTGGTTCGCAGATAGTCCTTTATTGGATATCTCTGCAACATATTGTACTCATATCGATGAAGCTCTTTCTCTGTCTCCGGAGTACGAATAACACTGTCACATTTCTCACTCACATAGTCATATGTAAGACAAGGGATGTTGAAGCAGTGACCACCGTTGGCAAGAATAACAGCGCAGAACCCGATGTCATCACCATGACGATCAAAGATCATGTCACGATTGATCTTTGCCTTGTAGAGACCTTTGACATTCATCAGTGTGACTTGACGAGGAGTTGGGCCACAATCGACTATGTACTTCAGCTTGGAATTCTCGACATGTTGTGACATGCGTTGACGACGGATATTGCCCAAATAGACCTTTGGGTATGTCTTGAAGACTTCTCTGCCAATGACACTGGCCATGGTCAAAACCTTTTGCTCAAGAAGAGAGTCTGCTTCTCGATCGGCCTGGATAGTATGTTTGGAACAGGGATTTCCAGACCCAGAGAATCCATCATACATGTATGCAAGATTTCGAATATCGTCGTCCATGTCAATGATCATCGAATATTTGTGTTCAGCAGCGTATTCGTAGATGAACTGACGAGTGCTTGCCAACCCATTGATCGGCAGGTGAAAGTCCTTTGCGATGGGTAGAATATGGAGATTTGGATTTGCCTTTCGATAGGCTTTTGCTTGCTCCGGACGAACAACAATATGAATCTTTTCGAGTGCTTCTGGCTCAAAGTTCTTGAACATTTCAGCAGTTACAAAATGAGGTCTGTTGTACGACGGAACAAAAATGTGAGGAAGCTGATTCGCAGACAAACTGTTAAGGCGTCTGTACATTTCTTGCTTTTTCATGAATTTACCTCATAAAAGTGCCCTCCCATGGGCTGAGAGGGCATTTCAGTGATCAGGGTAGATTATTCTTCTTCCCAATCGTCATCGTCGTCCTCGTCATCTTCTTCGACGGGTTCCGGCTTCTTCTTTGCTTTCTTGGCAGGAGCTTTCTTTGCAGGGGCTTTCTTGGGAGCAGGTTTTTCTTCCTCTTCAGAGTCATCGTCATCCTCGTCCCAATCACTGTCCTCGTCTTCCTCAGGATCAGGCTTCTTCTTTGCTGGAGCTTTCTTTGCCACAGGCTTCTTCTTGGGCTTCGGAGCTTCCTCTTCGACTTCCTCCTCGTCCTCAGAAACATCCTCCTCGTCGAAGCTGTCCTCGTCTTCATCGTCCTTGTACTTGTCTACACCAGGCTTCAGATAGTCACTCACTCGAGCACGGATCTGACCGTTGTACTCCTCATGGGTGACATTGATATTCAAGGACTTGCCGATCATGTTGTCCAGATCGACAGCCACCTTGCCGTCACACTTCATGCCGATGATCTGCAGCAGAGACTTGAACTTCCACAGAGCCTTGTCGGTGAGAACCAGATTGTCAAACACTTTGACACCCTTGTCATCACCAGAAACAATCT